CAGTCATTTAAACCTCCTGATCAACATCTAAGCCAGAACTTATAACAGAACTGCCTACAAACAAACGACCATAGGCAATTGGAATGGCAGTTCCTACTTGAGCCGTATTTGTTACACCACTAAAACTATAGTTCTGTAATTTGTTTGCTTGCTTCATATCTAAATCTTGAGGGGCTGGCGATAACATTTGACCAATTCCACCCATAACTAAAGAAAGTCCAATCATTCCTAAAGCTTTTGATCCAAATGCTGCTGCCCCATACAATCCTGTTCCTGCTGCTGCTCCACCAAAGATAGAACCACTGGCAACACCTCCAAACAGTCCAGCAGTTGCACCAAAAGTTACAAAAGAAAGACCAATTAAAGCTGCTCCTAATAAGACCATTCCCATCCCTCGACCTGCACCCGTTACAACTGGAGTAATAGAAAAAACTTCTCTGTCACTCCAAGGTAAAAGCAAAGTATCTATTTCAGATTCTCTAACAACTTCAGTCCCTAACTGGACTTTATAAGCAACTCCATGCTGTTCGCTTTCAACCATCCATTTTGCTAAACCTTTGAAGTTAGCAGTCAAAGCTTTTATTGCTTCGGCAGGAGTATTCACATCAAGTTCAAAAGTCCCTTGACCTCCTAGTTGTTTTTTTAACGCTCCGTAAACCTTAACGACTTTCATGTTTTAAAACTTTAGCCGTGACTTTTTGATAATAGCCGCCATACACATCCCGAGACGATAATCGTCCTTGAACGTGATGAAGCACAATCCCATCATTTAAATAAATAGCTGCATGATTAGGCACTGGACTTTCTAAGTTCATTAAAAATAAATCTCCATAACCAATTTTATCTAACTCAATTTCTTTAAAGCCTTCTTTTGCAAAATTGTCTAAATACATATTCTCACCTTTTTCCCACCATTGATCTCTTCTATTGTAATCGTTTAATTGAAGATTAAATTCTCTTTTATAAAAGTCTCTAACTAATGAATAACAATCGACAATTCCATGAGAAAACTCTCTCCCAACATAAGGAAGTTCAAAACCATTTGGTTCATAAGACCCCCAAGTTTCAGTATTCGGATTAACAATAAACCAAGGTAATCCTGATGCTTCACATGCAACCATATCGGCTGGACTTGGTGCAGGGTTTGTCTTTGGATGGCTGTGTATGACTGCTGTAATTTCTCCTTTCTTTTCTGCTTCTAAGTAGTCTTTTGGGTTTAATATAAAATGTTCGTCAGGTGTTGTGGATAGGTTTTGACATTTAAAATATCTATTTTTTCCTTTTACAACATGAACCAAACCAACAGCTTCTCGAGGAAATTCTTCTTTAGCATGAGCTAATGCTTTTTCTTTTATAGAATCTGTTAAATTCAACTTTGTCTACCTGCCGAAGGGAATGATCCAAAAGGCAAGGGATTATTTGCTCCAAACCTTAATTTGCAAGAGCTAATTCTTTTACCACAACGATCATTAGCTAAAGAAGATTCCACGTTGTCATTTACGTCCCAATAATTTGAACCTGTGTAACCACATTCTCCAGAACGATAAGCCCATTGGCAAATATTTCCAATCATTTGACGGCGAGGAATCTTATCTCCCGGCCTGTCTAATTTGCTCGCTAATTCAAATTCAACCACGTTTCTATTTTCTGATGCTTTTCTGTCTATATACCAAATTTCCATAGGCCATTGGGCGTTTGGATCTGCGGCAGATTCTCCGTCAAGATATTTTTTTAAAGTCCTTATTCTTCTTACCTCTGCGCCACAAAGATCATTGCCTGTTGTCGTTGTGTTTACAACAACTAATAATGCTGTGATCGTATTATCTAAGTTTGAAATAACTAAAGTAGGTCGAGGAAGCTGCCCTGTTGATGAATATTCAAAACCCGAAGCTTCTACTGGTTGACGGGAATATTGGTTCCCATCCCAAGCAATGTTGCCGTTAACATTCGCATTGCATCCATTGTGAAATCTATAAATATCATTTGACCCATGTAAATCATTAGACAATCTAACTTCAAATAATTCAATAATTGCGCTTGGAGCTAGTTTTGAAAGTTCTTCATAAACGCTACTAATTGCAGTCCAAACAACATTGTTATCTGTAACTGTTGAACCTATATCGGTAGGCCAATCAGGTTCAGAACCTGCAGAGGTTCCAGCCGTTGTGACTTTAAAAAACAGACCTGTTAATTGATCTGTTGCACCTCTTCTTATATCGCCAAGGCTGTAGGAAGTACTAGCGGCCCAAGCTGCAACTGCCATCTTTTAAGGCTCCGCTACTTGCTCAAAGGTAGCCGAAAGACTAGCCCTATTTGTATATGGAATTGTTTTATTCCAATTCCTACAGATATATTTTCCAGCCGAATCACCCGGCGGTGTCCAATCAAAAGACTCTTGACCTTTTCTTGCTACAAGAAAATCTTCAATTGTATCCGAATCAGTTTCACTTAAATTATTCCATTTAAGTTGATACTTTTTTAGATCTTGATTGAGTCCAAAAACTAATCTGCTAGAGTATCCGTCTCCAAAACGAGTTTCAAGAACACGAGGACTACTTGATTTAGATAGTCCGTAACTTGGATCTATAGAAGGAAAAGTTGCCATAAGTTAAGCAGCTAATAATCCGCCGGGTCTTTTCTGGCGAACAAGTTCAGCCTGAATTGCTTGCCCTAGCATATTGCCTAACTGTGCCGCTTGGTTTGTATCTCCTTCGACTGATGAACCAGAAGCATCAACATTAACAGAAACGCTTACTCCTCCACCTCCTCCGAGTTCATGGTTTGGAATAATTGTTCCAGCCTGACGAGGTACAAAAAGTTCTGGGCCTTTCTCTCCAACAATTGCAGGTTTGCCAACTGGAGGCCTACCTCCTGCTGCGAAGGCTGGGAAACCCAAAAATTTAAACGCTGATTTTATTGCAATGTCTAGCATCATATCTTGAATTTTCATAGCAATATTGGAAAGCATTTCACCCAATGTTTGAGTTCCTTTTATTAATCCTTTAATTCCTGAAGCAAGACTTTGAGTAATTGTCTCACCTACTTTCTTAAATTCTTGATCTAGCATTTTTGTTAGTTCAAGCCATCTCTTTAAATTCTTTTCAGTGTTGTTGTTGCCATTCTTTCCATTTTTCTCGTTATTAGTGTTACCAGTAGTAGAGACATCTTTGTTCCATGCGTTTTGAAGTTCTTCAAATTGGTCCTTGGTAAAACCTGCTATTTGTCTGATACCCGGCAAGTTTAAAAGCCATTGTAGTGTGCTTTTTATGCTTTCTACAAAGCCATCCCATAATTTTTTGATGCCTTCAAGCATTTTCATTAATGCACCACCTAAAGCTTTTGCTAATTTGTCACCAATTTCTTTTAATTTGCCTGTACTCCCTGCTAAATGTTTTGAATAAAAATCAACCCATTTCTCTTTCATAATGTCTGTTGATTTACTTACTTTGTGCTGTAAAACATTCCAGACATTCGCAAGTCTTTGACCTGTTTCTTGACCTGATTTAATTAATTGCCGTTGTGTCTTTTCCATATTTGCAATATTTTTAAACCACCATTGAGTCAAGCTTCTCATTGGCCCTAAAGCCCCTTCAGCATTTTCTTTGATTAATCCTATTGATTTAGCAAACCCTGTAATTACTGACCATCCGCCTTTGAGAATCATCACTATTAATTTCAAGCCAGCCCCAAAAGCTTCTATCGTTCCAGCAATTCCTTGAATTGTTATTTTTAAAGCATCTCCAAGGACTGTTCCTTCTGCAAAGATATTTATAAATGCATTCCCTAGTCTTTTTAGTTGCCCCTGTAACGTATCTGAAGCTTTGATTGCAGCATTAGAAGAAACACCTTGAGATTTATTCTGTTGATCTACTAATTTTTTAAATTTCTCCATATCTTTCAAAATTGGAGCCATAACTTGTATTGCTTCCGCCCCAAAAATATCTGTTAAAGCTTGAGTTCCTAAACCACTTAATTTTTCTAAATTAGCGGCTAAGCCTTCAGCTTCTATTGTTGAGGCATTTATAGTAACTCCGAATTTTTCTAATTTTTTCTGTCCTTCTGTACTTACTAATTTAAGCATTGAAGTTTTTAAACCAGTAAAGGCAACTTCACTTTTCACACCTGCCGACGTTGTCTGAGCGATAATTGCGTTTACTTCTGCTAGGGGAATATTTAATGTGGAAGCAACAGATGCAACCTTACCAATATTGTCGGCATATTCAGCAACAATTATTTTTCCATCATTTTGAGTTTGAATAAATTGATCCATTATTCTTGTCGCTTCTTTGGCTTCTAGTCCATAAGCATTTAAAACACTTGTTAAAGCATTTCCTGTTGTGTTTAAATCTGAAAAACCACCTGTAGAACCTAAGCTTGCGGCTTTTAAAACATCGGCGGCATCTGCGGCTTTTATGAAACCAGCAGAAGCAACATCATAAGAAGCTGCTGTTAGTTCAACAACGCTATGCTGCCCTTGAAGTACATTTGTTAATTCTCTTAATTTACTTGTAAGATTTTCAGCATTTCCTCCAAGAGTTTCATATTTTGTTTCTGCAAAA